GCAGGACTCCACCCAGTCCCCATCGTTCATGTAGGTCACACCATCTATCACCTTGATCTCGGCATGGTGTATGTGCCCGCAGATCACGCCATCGAATCCACGCTTGCGGCAGTAGGCCGCCAGGTTGCGCTCGAACTGGAACACGAAATCCACGGCCTTCTTCACGCGATATTTGAGATATCTGCTGAGGCTCCAGTAACCAAAGCCCATGCGCCGACGCAACCAGTTGAAACGGCTGTTGAGCCTGAGCACGATGTCATAGGCCTGGTCGCCCAGGAAGCTGAGCCAGGGCGCGACCCGCGTGATGCCATCGAACATGTCGCCATGCACCACCAGATAGTGCCGGCCGTCGCGCCCGATGTGTTCGGCATGGTCCGCGATCTCTACCAGGCCGAAACCTATGCCGTAGGGTATGAGCGGGCGCAGGAACTCGTCGTGGTTGCCCGCTATGAACACCACCCGCGTGCCACGCTTGGCATGGCCCAGCACGCGCCTGACAACGTTGGTATGGCTCTGCTTCCAGCGCCACTTGTTGCGCTGGATCTTCCATGCATCGATGATGTCGCCCACGAGATACAGGGTGTCGCAGGTGTGGTGCTTGAGGAAGTTGTTGAGCGCCTCGGCCTTGCAGTCCCGTGTGCCCAGGTGCACGTCTGAGATGAATATGGATCTATAGGTATGTGGCATCACACAATATTTAGGTGTCGCCGGGCGGGAGAAATACCCTGTTATGACCAAAATATGACGCCGGCGCCGGCGGCACCAGATCTGCTAAATACCCCGAAGGAGCAAACACCAGTGAACGACAAGAGGCTATTCAAATGGCTCGCTCTGCTGATCATAGCACCCGTGGCACTGGCCATATTCGGGGGAGATCGGTTCCGTTATCCCTGCCATGACCCCAAGAACTGGGACAGCCCCCAGTGCCAGAAACCCTTGTGCGATGTCACCCGCACCTGCCCCGAACACATATTCAAAGGACAGCGAGATCCACGCCTGGGACCGCCCCCAGAGGGCGCTGCTCCCATGCCCATGCTCGCACCACGACCCGCTACAGGAGCTGAATGCAAATGAAGATACTAGAAAAGATCGGCGTGAAGTCCGATAAAAAAGCCACGGACGATTTCATGTATACAGACGAGCAGCTGATGGCCCGCTTGAAGTTTTTCATAGGTGTGTGCCTCACGCTCACGCTCACTGGCATCGTGTTCGTGGTGCTCTACTCCATCATATTTGTCACCCAGCCACTCAACGCCATCAGCCCCATAGATCAGAAGTTCTTCGAGATGCTGGTGCCTATCTCTACCTTCCTTACAGGTATACTCAGCGGTATCATGCTGGCCGGCAACGACAAGGACCTGCAGGCCCGAGCGATAGATGCTGCTACCGGAGCCAATGCTCCCCCGAGGCCGCCCGTGTCGCCCCTGTCAGGCGCTCCTGGCATGCCCCCACGTCCCGTCATGGCGCCCGGCCTACCACCTCCCGCGAGCATGCCCGGCATGCCGCCACCCCCACCACCTCCTCCGGGCGCGGCACCTCCACCACCCCCACCCCCGCCACCGGTGTTCTAGCATGAGCTGGTTTGGACACAGGCCGCATCCATCAATAAATACCAATAGAAAGACGGCCTATGAAAAAACTCACGCTCCTCTCCCTCCTGATCATCGCTCTACCCGCATGGGCCCAGCAGTGGCGACAGGTGGAGAACACGGTTCCGTGCGGTCCGTTCCGGGACATAGTGAAAGTGCTCACGCAGGAAAAGTATAAAGAAGTTCCGCTCTGGGTGGGACGCAGCGGGCAAGACCCTACCAGTTTCACCCTGTTCTATAACAGTGACAGGGGCAACTTCACCCTGCTACAATACTACAGGGAAACCGCCTGCATCTTGGGCATGGGCGATTCGAGCGACATCGTCAACCTGGCTCCATTCACCCAAAAGCAGTAACTATTTTTTTCTACAATTATTACCGTGCCAGCGGCTGTAATTTGAAAGTCCTTGACCAGATCGGCCACATGTTTTACAGGTCCATTTGGCTTGTGATGAATGTAGCCCTTTTGACATTAAATTACGATTATGGTCAATCAACCGTTGACGATGTGATGGATCGAAAAAATTATGTGTTTTATTTTTTATGCTTGGTAGATTTTTAGGCAACATTCCCGCAACCCACTGGTTTCCAGCAGGTTTCTCTGGTGATGATATGTTTATTTTGCCGTTATTGTACCAACGATAACCCTTTGTAATTGATTTCTGATGTTTCCTTCCAGATTTCCAATTATCTCCTGGAGGAAAAAGACAGAGTTTATCTATAGTTCCATCAGTGTACCAACGATACCCTGAAAATCCTCCATCTTTGCCATTTTCATTTTTGAGATTGGCCCATTGGTGAGATTCAACTATATTATTTTTTTGACTGAATTCTTTAGCGAATGCTTCGCATTCGCTAATTTCCTCAAAAGCCCACACGTTAAGAGTTTCAATATCATCGCCGTGCTTGGCCAAATGAGAAGACCAATAAAGTCCAGATCCTGTATACTTGTATGGGTTTTTATTTGTGGTTTTACCGAAATACTTTAACCCGGTAACTTTGTGTCTTTTGACGTATAGGTAAGTAGTCATGGCTGTATCTCCTTACAGATATAGAGTCGGTGGATGTTGACGCATCGCGACCGACACCTTTATTTATAAATATTTCATGCTCCTTAACGAACTAACCGACGATCCAAATACACCTAATAAGCCACATTTATATTTGGATATGGATGGAACTATTGCGGATTTCTTCACGGCCTGGGCGCAGTGGCACAACAGGAAGTTCGGCCAGAGCCATGTGGAACGCTACAAGGACATCGGGTCGAAAGAACAGCGCGAGCAGAGCATAGCCGAGCTGTCGGCCGAGGGTCCAGAGTTCATCGAACGCTACTTCGCCACCCTGCCTACCTTGCCCGGTGGACAGCGCTTGATCCGCTGGCTGCGGCAGAACCGGATCCCATTCACCGTGCTTTCTGCACCTCTCCGTCGCATGCACGAGCCCAGCATCTCAGGCAAGCGCACATGGTTAGACGCACACAACCCTGGCACCTCAGCCGACGCCATCTTCACCAGCACCAAAGAACGTTACACCACCCGAGGCGGACAGCCCAATGTCTTGGTGGATGATTTCAAGAAATACATCAACGCCTGGACCGAGGCCGGTGGCATCGGCGTGCTTTATCGCGACAGTGACGTGGAAGGTGCTATCCAGCAGCTGGCCAAGATCTACCAAGTGCCCGTGAGCGAATCACAGGACTTCCAGAGCCACGGCGCGCGGCTCAAGAACTACATAGTGACTTTGAAAATCGCACAGGGTGCTGCCTATCAAAGGATGGATACCACGGTCACGGCCCGTAACCCCGAGCAGGCCAAACGCCTCGTGATCCAGCAGTACGGTAAAAACATAGTGGTCGGCCGCCCGAGAGAGATGCGATGAGGGCCCGAGAATTCATCACCGAGATCAAAGGTTGCGGCGACTGCTTTAAAGTAGCGGGCCGTGCCATGATCACGCCTGAAGTTCCTGAAATGCGATTGGTGCATGCCTATGTCACAGGGCAAGGTCCGATAGCGGGCAAGAGATTCAGCCATGCCTGGAACGAAGTAGGTGATGTGGTGCTGGACTACAGCAACGGTCGCCAGGTGGTGATGCGTAAGCCGCAATACTACGAACTGGGCCAGGTCACCACGGAACCCGGTGAGTATGCAGTGTATGATGACACCGAAGCCAAGAAACGCATGGTGCAGACCCGGCACTGGGGACCATGGGATCTCGATCCCGCCAAGGAAAAGATAGACGAAAACTTTGCCGACGGTAAAGTAAAAGGCAAAAGCCGCCCCGGACGCGTTAAGCGGTCTGGTGCATCCTGCAAAGGCTCAGTAAGTGACCTGCGTAGTCGTGCTAAGAAGTATGGCGGAGAACGTGGCCGGATGTACCACTGGTGTGCCAACATGAAGAGCGGCCGCAAACGCTCAAAAAAATAATCCCATAAATACCGTATGAGCGCGGTATTCGTCAAAGCCTGGTTCGATCTTGACTGTGAGTGGGAGGGGCTTCCTCCCATCTATCGTGTGTATGTGAATGACGAATTGTTCGCCGAGCGCACCTGGATCTGGACCGAACACTATCTCAGCGAGATGCTGCAGATCGCAGCCGAACCCGGGCGCTACGAAGTGCGCGTGGAACCAGTGGGGCCAGCCCTCGCTGCCTTTACAGTGAGCAATCAGAGAGTAGAAATTGGACCCGGTCGGTGGATCAAGAAAGGCCGTGTGCTGGAGATATGGGATGAGAGCCCGAGAATTCCTGCCTGAAAACGCCACTGCGGGCGCCACTGGATCGGGCTCGATCGCCACCGTCAGCCAGCCCTTGGGCACTGTGATCTCGCGCGTGGGTTTGGGCAGGCCCGCTAAATATATGAACAGCGCCATTAGGGCCAAACCACGGAAGAAAAATGCTGGTAGATGATCTAAAGACATTCTTGGGCACAAGCTACGCCTATTTCACCAAGGCCTGGGGTTTCCACTGGAACGTGGAAGGTTCCAACTTCGGCGAGCTGCATGACTTTTTCAACGCTGTCTATGCCGACACCCATGATAGCATAGACAAGACGGCGGAGTTCATCCGCACCACGGACGAATATGCGCCCGGCAGCCTGGAGCGTTTACAGGAGCTGAGCCAGATCACGGGCCAGATCAAGATCCCGCGTGCGCGTCTCATGCTCGCAGAACTCCTGGCCGACACCCAGACCATGATCGACCTTTCACGTGCGCTGTTCCAAGCGGCCACGCAGGAAGGTCGAGAAGACATAGCTAACTTCGCCGCCGAGCGGCAGGAAAGCCATGGCAAGTACGCCTGGCAGATGAAGAGTTATCTCAAGGAAGCGCGGGAATGAGCCACGACATCTACCAGATCCTGGAAAGCCTGGATGCCGCACAACGGTCAGTGAAACAATTACCGGCCCTGTTCAAACCAGCACAGACCAGCCCACAACTGAGCGGACCTTACCCCGGCGCCAATGCCACACGTGGTTATCTAGTGGGCGAAGGCGAAGGCGAAGACATGCCTGGAGATGAACGCAAGCAACTGCTGACTAAATTCAAGAAAAAACAACTACCCCATCAAAACTTTGATCTGGTACAGAGAACCACACTCGATCAACTGGAACAAAATCCCATGGCCCAGGCAGTGGCACGCAGGATCTCTAACACTCAACCAGAATTGTACATCACATATGGCGCAGATGCAGTGCTGCAGGCCATCGCGGACGTCACAGAAGGCGATACCGACTGGGAAGAGATCGGATCTAGTGATGTCTCGGCCTATGTGAACTATGTGAAAGATGCGCTTACCGATCGCATGGGCGGGCGCGAAGAGATGGCTGATCGTCTAGCGTTCATGGAGGCAGCCACCACGGAAGATGTCCTATCCTCCATGAAGAAGAAGCTGGGCGACTATTTCCAAGACGTGGCCACCGCCATCCGGACCGATCCCGATCTCAAGGACCGGATACCCCAGACCATAGACCAGATCAAGGCCGTGAAGACCATCCGCACGGACGATGGCAAAGAGATCAAGATCACCGGCAACGATGATGATGGTTTCCGCATCAGCATCCGCGACCGGGAGATCAAGACACCATTTCGGAACCTCGATGAGGCCGTGATGGCTGCAGAGATGTACTGTGCGCGCCGTCGAGAGGCCGCTGCCCACGCTGACTACCTGGATGAAGCATAATGTTGATATCTACCATAACTGACCGAGATCCCTTGTTGGAAAACAAGATTTACCGCGACTTCCATCGCGTGGGCCAACTGTTGGTCGAGCGCCGGCTGGAGGACAAAGAAATACAGGACCTGTTCAAGGCAGTGGAAAAAGGCTACAGCGATTCCGGACAGAACCGCACCATGATCGGCAAGGGCAAGGACGTGGCCACGGATGTAGGATCAGCTATAGCGAATGCCTATCGTGGAGTGGCTGACAAGATATCAAAATCTGGACCGGTGTCCACATTTGACGTGGAGGTTGACAAGCTCATAGACAAACTGAAGTCCGTGGCCGGAGGTGATTCAGGCCCGGTCATGAATGCCATCTACAAATACAGAGAATTCGCCAAGAAACATCCTGTCATGCAGGGCGCGATCTATGCAGGTCTGATCGCTCTCACAGGGTTGAGTGGGGCAGGCCTAGGAGGCGCAGCACTTCTAGGTGGAATCAAGGCCTTTGACAAGATGCTGTTGGGTAACAAGGCCAGCTCGGCATTGTGGTCGGGATTCGTCACAGGCGCCACTGCCTACGGCGTGAGCAAACTGGCCCAGGCCTATGCCAGCAGCCAAGCACCACAAGGTGGCGCAGGCGCAGACGCAGATCAAGTCTATCAGGGTGCAGCAGGCCAGGCTGGACAAGCGGGCACCGATTACACCGTGAAAGCTGGTGATACCTTGAGCGATATCGCCAAGGCCAACAATGTGAGCGTGGATGAACTGCTGCAGGCCAATCCCAACATCACCAACCCCGACGTGATCCGGGCGGGACAGAATATCAACATACCAGCCGAGACCGGAAGCAGCGTGTATCAGGGCGGCGTTGGCACAGCGGCAGATACCGCGGCCAAGGTCAAGTCAGGCGCTTACTCACCACCTGGAGCAGGCGGTGGTAATGTAGGAGATATCCAACCACCATCGGCACCCGCACCACCGCCTCCACCCGAGGCCGTGGCACAGACCGCACGCGCCGCTGGCAGCTCAAGCGGCACGGTCAGTGGAGTGACGGCTGATCAGATCGCTAACAATCCCGTTTACAAACAGACATTTGATCAGACTCTGGCTAGATTTGGCCCCAATCCTTCTGCAAGCGCCATACAGTTCGCCAAAACTGTCGCTACCGAAAAAGCCTATCAATCTATGGTGCGCGAAGGCACTATCATCGCGAGAGAAAGTCGCACGCGCATCCGACCATTGCCTCTGCGCCATCTGGTGGACAAAGACCACACCCTATGGCACTGGCGCCTGGACGAGAGCCTGGATCGCCGGCGCGGTGGCCTGCAGTTCAATCGCCGCGGAGTGAACCATGTGTTCCGCCTGATCGAACAAGAACTCACTGAACTAGATGTAAAAGGCGCCCGCGCCCAAGACATAATGGCTCGCAGAGGAAAGGCCAGCCAACGTCCGGCCGCGACCATCGCAAAACCTGCTGCTGTAGCGCCACCTGCGGCTGCTCCGGCCGCGCAGGCCGGTCAACGAGTAGAACCCACATTCAATCCAGCCGCCGCTGCTCCGTCAGCACCAGCACCCCAGGCCGCCGCAGAACCTCCCGAATATCTCCGTCCTACCAGGCCCGGTGCTCCTGTGCAACAGCCAGAGAAACCCGGACTCATGAGCCGGATAGGACAGGGCCTCCAGACATTTGGTCGCCAGCTCACGACCAAAGTCACGGCAGAAAAACTCAACACCAACTGGAAAGTGGCCGGCTCACCCACCGACAGCGACAAGATATTTGCTTTCCTTATCCAGCAAGGTGTGCCTGACGCAGTGGCCCGACAGGTCTACGGTGATCTTAAATTACAGCCACCTGCTGCCGCCGCGGGCACAGACAATACATCCACCGGTAGCGTGCCCTACGCACCTCCTGTTGATTCGGACTCTGCTGCAGCTGGTACCGGTACCCAGACGACTGGCGGCGCCGGTGCTGCTGCATCATCAACCGTTAGCAGCAACTCGCAATCTGCCAAGATGACCGCGGATGATATTGTGGGCCAGATCAAACCCATCTGGGACAAGATCACGGCCAATCAAGACAATCCCATCGGAGCGCCAGCAGTCAAGCAACTGATCAAGAGCATGTGGATGGCGACTGGTGGGACCAAAGTGGCTGAGTCACGGCGCAAGAACAAAAAGAAGGTAGATGAAAACATCCGCTGGGCCATCGACCATGTCCGCCGGCGCCAAAAAATGTTGAATGGACAGCGACCATCATGATACTGGACGACCTATTTGAAGCGGATCTGCCCGCGCACATCAAGAAATCAGACCTACCTCCAGGCATGCGCGGTCGCCTGACCATGCGCGATGTCGAGGCCGAGCGCCCCAAAGGCGCATATCGTTTCCGGGTCACGCCCAAGGATGCAGGCGAGTCTCCTCGAGATTTCCTGGATCAGCCCGGTGCCGAGGCCCATGCCCAGGCCACCGGCGGCCGGGTGGATGCCATCCGCGAACAAAACCCAAAAAAAGAATCTGGCACAGGCCCCAGCCTGCAGCTAGAAAAAAAGCGCCCGCAACCAACCAACCCCGACCTCTGGGGCCGGGCCAAGTCGGCCGCGCGTGCCAAGTTTGATGTGTATCCTTCGGCCTATGCCAACGCCTGGGCCTCCAAATGGTACAAGTCAAAAGGCGGTGGCTGGCGCATGGGCAAACCCAAGAAAAAATAACAAGGAGAATCAAATGCTAGACACACTATTCTGGATCGCAGTAGGAGCATTCGTGGGTTGGAACTTTCCCCAACCGTTCTGGGCTAAAATCATCCAGACCAAGATCACGACCATGATCAAACGATAACAGGAGTCGACGATGAAAACTTTCACATTCCATCGCTGGGTGGTTGAAAACGGCAGTCGCATCTACAAAGAATTCACGTTCACTGCCCCCAACTGGACGGCCGCTCGCAAGATGATGAGCGCGGCCATGAAAGCCGCGGCATGAGGCACTTGATCGACCGGATGGAGGCCATCGAGCGGGGTTGTCCTCCTGCCACCCAATCGATCGATCTCAATCTTAAAAATCGCCAGAAGGCCATAGATGAGTATGGCTATGGGCCCTTGGATCCCAACGAGCCCAATGAGGAATTCTGGCAGGCCAAGGCCGCAGAATGGAACATGGAGGATCCCGAAGAGGCCAAGTCAGCCCGTTGCGGCAACTGCGCGGCCTTTGATATCTCGGATGACATGCAAGATTGCATAGCAAAAGGTATCGGCAGTGAAGCCGGGTCCGACCCGCATGACACCATCGATGCCGGCGATCTCGGCTATTGCAAGTTTCTCAAGTTTAAGTGCGCTGCCAAGCGTACCTGTGATGCCTGGGTGGAAGGTGGACCCATCACCTGATGCGTGCAAGCGAATTCATTACCGAAGGTGCCTACCAAGGCGGCTTGCGCAAGTGGTTCCGTCAAAAATGGAAAAATATTGGTAAGACCCTTCCAGGTGGCGGCCATCCTGAATGCGGCTCGTCTGGCAAGAAAAAAGGCTACGCCAAATGCGTGCCCGCTGCCAAGGCCGCTGCCATGACCGATAAAGAAAAATCAAGCGCAGTGCGCCGCAAGCGTGCAGCACAATCAAAGGCCGGTAAACCCGGACGCGATGTTGGCGGTGGTGGTAGGAAACCTGTCAATGTCAAGACCGATGAAGAGCAACTAGCGGAACTGACCTTTAAAGGTTCGCAGTGCACCAAGGACTGTTCTGGGCATCGCGCCGGCTATGAATGGTACAAACGCCGAGGTCGCACTCCCAATTCCTGGAGCCAGAGTTTTAACAACGGCGCGGCCATAGCCGCAGCGGGCCAGTAGCATGCACTATCCTGTCTGGCCCGATGACGACGGTCGGGATCTGCCCGTCAATCCCTACAGCCCAGTATGAAGATCAGTGATCTCGCCGAGTCTAGCGGCTACAGCCTGTCTGGCAGTTTCACGCATGATCTCACCACCAGCAAGGTCTGGCTCATGGAGGAACTGGCCCGGATCGCTCCCCGGGTGGGCACCATATACATCCTGGGTTCCTGGTATGGCAATATCAGCCTGTACATGGCCCTCATGCCCATGTTCCGGCACGGTCCGGTGATCAACGTCGAACGCGACAAGAACATGCTACGACAGAGCGAGCGCATGCTGCGCCATGTGGGTGACAGATCCACCCGGCACATGCTGGCCGACGCCAACGATCTGGACTATCGCCAGTTGGGCGACGATGGCGTGGTCATCAATACCAGCCTTACAGACATGCCTGGGCGCGAGTGGTTCGATAGTATACCAGCGGGCACACTGGTCGTCATGCAGGCCAGGGACCACGACCCCGGACATCAGTTTGATAGCACCCAAGATATCCTTGACAAATTCCCTTTGGATCGGGTATTATATACGGGCAGTCTAGATCTCCAAGATCCCCAAACTGCTTACACACGATTCATGGTCATTGGACAGAAGTGAGCGACAGAGAAGAGACCTACATCTACGAAAGCCCCGACGGTGGACACACTGTGTACAGGCGCCAGGTAGGCCAGAGCCCCACCGAAAGAGAGATACACTCTATCTCAGAGCACAAAAGAAAATGGGACCAGCAAGTGGAGCGCGAGATGCGCTGGATCAAGATAGTGAACGCTGCCGATCATGATGCCGTGCTGCGAGACATGTTGGATCGAGTGGAAATATATCACAGTTTAAAATCTCAACCTTAGGACCGCTAGGGTTATGAGTGGGCGGCTGCTGCCCGCTCGATCGGATTCGCTACCCTGATCGACGAAGTGAGCAAACCATTGACATGCCTCAATCTTTCTTATATAATTGTAGCTCAAAGGAGATCCCATGGACACCCGAAATTTCAGCGCAGAACAAAAGGCCAAACTCACCCAGTTGATCAACGAAGGCATGACCGTCATGCATGAGGTAGAAACACTCAACGGTGGACTGTCGGACACGGTCAAAGCCATAGCAGAAGAACTGGACATCAAACCCAACATCCTGAAGAAGGCCATCCGTATCGCCTACAAGGCCGAGTTTGGCAAAGAGCAGCAGGATCACGAACTCTTGGAGACAATCCTTACCACTGTTGGCAAGACGTTGTAAATACTATGCCACACGCACACGGTTCGCCCACGACACGGGCATGAAGCAAGGCATGGCGGGCCATAAACCGCGGGAGACTGATGAGTTACATTGACGCACTGTTTGATCGTGATCACGATCGCATCCACATCGTGGGTCGCCGCGACGGCGAGCGCTACTACGAAGAGCACGCAGCCAATTTCGTTTTCTACTATGATGACCCCCGGGGCAAGTTCCGCTCGATCTACAACACGCCGGTCGCCCGCTTCAGCACACGCAGCAACAAAGAGTTCCGCAAGGAGATGGCCATCAACCGTGGCAAGAATCTCTACGAGGCTGACATCAATCCCATCTTCCGCTGCTTGGAGGAAAACTACAAGGGAGTGGATGCTCCCCGGCTGAACACAGCGTTCTTTGACATCGAAGTGGACTTCGACCCCGAGCGCGGCTTCAGCCGACCCGAAGACCCGTTCAACGCCATCACCGCCATATCAGTCTACATGGACTGGTTGGATCAGTTGGTCACGCTAGTCAGACCACCCCGGCACATGTCCAAAGAAACTGCCCAGGAGATCGCAGGCGAGTTCTCCAACACCTTTGTCATGTGGGAAGAGTCGGAACTGCTAGACACCTTCCTCAACCTCATACAGGATGCGGATGTGCTGAGTGGCTGGAACTCCGAGGGCTATGACATACCCTACACCGTCATGAGGACCACCCGCGTGCTGTCAAAAGATGACACACGGCGTTTCTGTCTCTGGGACCAGCTGCCCAAACAGCGCACGTTTGAACGCTTCGGTGCCGAGAACATCACGTTTGACCTCATAGGCCGGGTGCATCTAGACTACATGCAGCTCTACAGGAAATACACCTATGAAGAGCGGCACAGCTACAGCCTGGACGCCATCGGCGAGTATGAAGACCTGGGATCAAAGACCGCTTTCGAAGGCACGCTGGATCAGTTGTACAATCAGAACTGGAAGACCTTTATAGAATACAACCGCCAGGACGTGCAACTCTTGGCAGCTATCGACAAGAAACTGCGCTTCCTAGATCTAGCCAACACCCTGGCACATGAAAACACCGTGCTCCTACCTACGACCATGGGTGCGGTGGCGGTCACAGAACAGGCCATCATCAACGAAGCTCACGAGCGCGGCATGGTGGTGCCTGTCAGGCGAGAGCGCCTGACAGATGAGGAAACGCAGGCCGCAGGTGCCTACGTGGCCTATCCCAAGAAAGGCATGCACGACTGGGTGGGATCTATCGACATCAACAGTCTTTATCCATCGGCTATCCGTGCGCTCAACATGGGACCCGAGACTATCGTGGGCCAGCTGCGGCCCATCATGACCGACCACTACATCCGGGAGAAACAGCAGGGCGGTGCCAGCTTCGCAGCGGCTTGGGAGGGCCTGTTCGGCACCTTGGAATATACCGCTGTGATGGATCAGCAGCGTGGCACAGAGATCACCATAGACTGGCAAGATGGCGATGAGTCGGTACATTCAGCCGCAGAAGTGTGGCGCATGGTGTTTGATAGCAATCAGCCCTGGATCCTGTCGGCCAACGGCACCATCTTCACCTATGAAACAGAAGCCGTGATCCCAGGTCTGCTCAAACGCTGGTATGCCGAACGCAAAGACATGCAGGCCAAGCTCAAGGCCGCCGACAGCAAAGAGGATGAAGAGTATTGGGACAAGCGGCAATTGGTCAAGAAGATCAACTTGAACAGTCTCTATGGTGCCATCCTCAATCCCGGTTGCAGATTCTTTGACAAGCGCATTGGTCAGTCGACCACGCTAACCGGTCGATCGATCGCCCGGCACATGGATGCCTATGTGAACGAGTGTGTGACCGGACGATACGATCACGTGGGCGATGCCATCATCTATGGTGACACAGACAGCTGCTATTTCACTGCTTGGCCGGCCGTCCGAGATGAAGTAGCGGCCGGCAGGATGGATTGGTCCAAAGAGACCTGCGTGGCCTTGTATGATTCGATCGCAGATCAAGTCAACCAGAGCTTTCCTGGATTCATGGAGCAGGCCTTCCACTGTCCCCGGGAAATGGGCTCGGTCATACGCGGTGGCCGTGAACTGGTGGCCACGCGCGGTCTGTTTATCACCAAAAAACGCTATGCTGTGCTCTACTACGACAAAGAAAACAAGCGCACGGATATCAATGGTCGGCCTGGTAAAGTCAAGGCCATGGGTTTGGATCTCAAGAGGTCTGACACACCCAAGATCATCCAGGACTTCTTGAGCGAGATACTGGACAATGTGCTCACAGGCAGCGAGCGCGAAGAGATCGTGCAGAAGATCAAAGATTTCAAGTACGCTTTCGCTGATCGTCCGGGCTGGGAGAAAGGCTCTCCCAAGAGGATTAACAACCTCACGCAATATGCCAAGCGCGAAGAGCGTGAAGGTCGCGCTAACATGCCTGGCCATGTGCGAGCTGGCATGAACTGGAACACCATGCGCCGCATGAACTCGGACAACTATTCCATGCAGATCGTGGACGGTATGAAGGCTATCGTGTGCAAGCTCAAGTCCAATGCTTTAGGTTGGACTTCAATCGCCTATCCTACGGACGAACTGCACCTGCCCCAGTGGTTCCGGGACCTGCCCTTTGATGATGCTGAAATGGAAGCCACTGTGGTAGATCAGAAGATAGAGAATCTCTTGGGTGTGCTGGACTGGGATCTGGCATCAAGCACCAGTACCAACAACACGTTCCAGACACTATTTGATTTCCAATGAAGATCAGCGAACTGGCCCACTATCGAGAACTGCTGGAGAGTCTCCGACCCACAGCAGTTGAACGTGCCATCCATACAGAGATGGACGACATGTTAGAGACTGTTGGTCGTAATCCCAGCCAACTGCCCGACCATCTAAGTGATTTGCAAAATGCCAGGGATCGCGCACTCATGGCCACAAAGGATTTTGATCTCGGTCTTGATCACATGCTAGCCGATCTGTTGGAACAGATAAAGGCTCTGGAGCCACAGTATCTAGCACAGAGTTATCAATGGTACGAGCGTGCCATGGAGCGCGATACGGTAGAGTACGTGATGCAAAGACGATTTCCAATCTCCGACGAGCGCCGAGAATACATCAAAAGTCGCGTGATGGCCCACTGTGACTATCATTATGCTGGAATGATCATCCGACCGGGTTTGGAAAATTGGATTGAACACATGGTAGCGTGCGACCCGCTCTACGTGGTAGATACCAATCATGACATGTTCGAACCTGCAAAAGAAAAGTTCAATGATATGTATCAAAGCCGTTTGAGATACTATGCCATCCGAGAGAGTGATAGCGAGCCCATGATGCAGCACATGCCAGCAGGACAGTTTGGATTCTGCCTGGCCTACAATTTTTTCCAATACAAACCATTTGAGATCATGCGCGCATACCTCCGAGAAATCTTTGACCGATTGCGTCCCGGGGGTGTGCTGGCCATGACCTATAACGATTGCGACCGTAAGGGTGCTGTTGAACTGGCCGAACGCTCGTTCACCTGCTACACTCCCGGCCGCTTGGTCCTGGCCATATGTGAATCCATTGGCTTCGTTATCGAGCAGGACTATCGTCTTGATGCAGCTGCCAACTGGGTAGAACTGCGTCGCCCCGGCCAACTCGTCAGCCTGCGGGGAGGACAAACTTTGGCCAAAATCGTAGCAAAATCTAAATAAACCTCGTACACTTATACTGATTGGAGACCCATATGAGAGACTATCTTTTAGATCTAGTAGAACATACTTTTGACCTTGGCTGTATCGATCTCGTCAAGATCACTGGCAGTGATAAGGAAACACAGATCGACGGCCTGGCCGAAGACAAATCGGTAGTGGTGCAGGGACGATTCCTCAAGCCCGTGCCCGAGTTCATGGGCACTTTTGGCATGCCCAATCTGGCCAAACTCAAGATCCTCTTGAACCTGCAAGAATATCGAGAGAATGCCGAGATCACGGTCACGCGACAAGAACGCAACGGCTCGCCCACCCCAGTGGGCCTGCACTTCGAAAACGCCACGCACGACTTCGAGAACGACTATCGATTCATGACAAGCGAGATCGTGGCAGAGAAACTGAAAACGGCCAAGTTCCGTGGTGCCAACTGGCACGTGGAGTTCGAACCCACGATAGCTGGCATCCAGCGGCTGAAGATGCAGGCCCAGGCCAACGCGGAAGAAAACACCTTCCAGGCCCGGACAGAAAAAGATACCCTCAAGTTTTTCTTTGGTGATCACTCTACACACGCAGGCGAGTTCGTTTTCCATGCGGGCTGCACAGGCGCGCTCAAACGGGCATGGGCTTGGCCAGTGAAACAGGTGATCTCGATCATGGATCTCACAGGCGACAAGGTCATGCGCATCTCGGATGACGGTGCTGCGCAGATCACTGTGAACTCGGGCATCGCGGAATACAACTACATCTTACCAGCACAGAGCAAGTGATCCAGCAGCACGACCTCACAGCCGCGCAGGGCGATTATGCCATTTTCCTGCCGGCCATCTCTAGCTTTTATGCCGCCTATGTAGGTCGGCAGAGGTCTGGAGTGTATGTGGAGCAGAGCCGCATGCCTGCCCTCATACCCGACATGGAGCAGTTGAACTGGCTGAATCCGCAGCGGGGCCTGTTCCCTTATCGCTGGAGCCTGTACAGTGCGGGACACGCCAATCTTGATCTCAAGAAAGCAGACCCAAAAGAGGACATGGTCCGCAATCGCGATGCCAACACTGTGATGCTGGCCGACTCCGGTGGTTTCCAGATCGCCAAAGGCGTGTGGCCTGGACAGTGGGCTGATACCCAAGATAAGGCAGCAGAGAAAAAGCGCCGCCAGGTCCTGGAGTGGCAGATGGGCATCGCGGCCTATGGCATGACCATGGACATACCTACCTGGACCTACTTGGATCGAGAGGCCAGCGAACTATGTGGCATCCACAGCTACGATGATGCGGTCAATGCCACGCGATACAACAACGAATATTGGATAGCCAATAGATATGGATCGACCCGGATCCTTAATGTGTTGCAGGGATCCAACCATGCCGAGGCCGATCACTGGTATGATCTCATGAAACACTACTGCGATCCGCACCGGTACAAGAATCATTTCAACGGCTGGGCCATGGGCGGGCAGAACATGTGCGACGTGCATCTGGTATTGAAACGCCTGACGCATCTCATACATGACGGGCTCTTGCAAGAAGGTGCGCACGACTGGATGCACTTCCTAGGCACATCCAAACTGGAATGGGCTGTGCTACTAACCGATATCCAAAGGGCGGTGCGACAGCATGCCAATCCTGCTTTCACTATCTCGTTTGACTGCGCAAGTCCGTTCCTGGCCACTGCCAATGGTCAGCTGTACCACTCTATCGCCTGCGAAAATCGGCAGAAATGGAGCTACAGCATGAGCCCCACTGCCGACGACAAGAAGTATGCCACTGATAGCCGATCCTTCCGAGACGCTGTCATGCAAGACGGAATCCACCCACAGTTTGAAGACAGCCCGATTTCGGCCCGGCTCAAGATATCCGACATCTGTCACTACCGGCCCGGCGATCTCAACAAGATCGGCAAAGAAGGACGCACATCGTGGGATAGTTTTAGCTATGCCCTGCTCATGGGCCACAACGTGTGGACGCACATCGAGGCTGTGCAACGGGCCAATCGCCTGTATGATTCGGGCACTTGTCCTGACATGATGGTGCACCCGCATGATCCTGTGTATGATGCCCGGCGCGTGATCGAGCGGGTGTTTGCCGCGCGTGATCGTTCTCGATCATTGGCCATCATCGATGAGCACAGCAAGATATGGGAGCGGATCATCGGCACGCGCGGCTTCACGGGCAAACGGGTATGGACTGCGCGACCCATGTTCACCAGCCTGTTTGATTTCGACGAACCCCAGGAAGAAGATCTTGATCTGGACCCCACTAAACTTGAAGCACTAGAGGAGAGTGTTGATGTATGAAGGTAGGATACGGCATCTCGAACAGATGCATGCTGTGTTAGACAAGCAGATCGACGGCATGGAAAAAACCGGCGTGTTTGACGACACGCATCTTCACGATTTGAAAAAACAGCGCCTGCAGATCCGGGATCAGCTGGCCGAACTAAAAACCCGGCAACAGGCACACGACAAAGGCACACAGCACAATGGATAGGCCCGGACACGAATCTGCAGACTTTTTCTACGGTCGAGAAGTAGAACACACGCCAGCGCATGGTTGGCCCACCTTGTTCGTGGTGGGCTATCATCAGCAGGAGGCCATAGAGGCCGCGCTGGCTCGGTCCACCTACGAGACCCGGCACATATTCTTTGGCGCCAACGACAGCTATCATCCTCGTACTCCAGACGAACATACGGCCTGGGAGAACGTGATCTCCACATTCCTCATGCGGGGCCTCTGGTGCAGCCTGGACATACCGTTTGAATACGTGGAACAGTTCCACGAAGGCAGCTTGTGCGAGAATGACAGGTTCATACCCATCATCAAGGTGCCTGTCCCTTACATCCGACTCTGGAACTACAATACCTGCCTAAAGATCGATGACAGAGATTTCGCTGATAGCAATCCCGGAGTCTGGGTGCACCGCTTGCATGACCTGATGGACAGGCGCCAGTTTACAGATTGGTGTAAATACGACGGAGACCATGTGATTGATTGATCGAGAATATTTCTGCGCAGCTGCCTGGACCGCTCTCTATCTTCACACCGATGGCACGGTAGATTTTTGTTGTACAGCCCATAACAACCTGGGCAACATCAAAGAGCAATCCATACAAGAGATCCTGGACGGACCACGAGCGCGAGAAATACGCACCCGCATGATCGACAATCAAAGAGTAGAGGGGTGTGTGGCCTGCTGGCGGCAAGATCCGCAGCATCGCATGCAAACTTTTTTTAACAACAAGTACATTGAACAACAACCCATCGGTGGTGCGCGCAGTCCAGATCCCGATCTTACCAGTGATTTTTATCAATCACCCGATAACACCAAACTCAAATATCTTGATCTTAGATGGAACAATACCTGCAATTTTGCCTGTATCTATTGCGGTGAACAATACAGTTCCTTATGGTCGGAAGAGAATCATCGACAGCAAGGTCTAATACCTATCACTGTCAAAACCACACGCGAAGACAAACAGAGCATGCGAGAAGATCTTACTGATTCGTTTGCCGATATCGACTGGATATATTTCGCAGGCGGAGAACCCTTGGCCATCAAGGAAAATATCAGCATATTAGATCACCTGTATGCAGTCAATCCCTCATGTACCCTGCAGATCAACACCAATCTCAGCATGCTGGACAACAACCCCATGTTTGACCGGCTTACCAAGTTTTCTAACGTGCGCTGGATGGTCAGCGGCGAGACCATGGGCGATGTGTTTGAATATGTGCGCTGGCCCGGCAATTGGTTGACCTTCACGCATAACATCCAACGTATCGCAGCCTTGAGAGATCAAGGACATCAGATCACTTTTAATCTGGTGGCCATGAACATCAATCACATGACCTTATGGGACTATGTGGACTATCTGTTGGCACTAGATGTGGTAGAAAAACCCAGCGATATCAACATCAACATGTACAACAATCGCGAAAGCAGCCAACCTTTTGCCATCCAACGCATGCCTTTTGAATGGAAAGATCAAGCACGAGATAGACTGGCTCGTAGCTCATATCAGATACGAGGAGTAGATAACTATCTTGACGCATTGACAGATCCGTTGCCAGCCCTCCATCCTCGATGGTCTGGTTTAGAGCATACTGTGAATCGCTTGCGGCAGTTGGACCAGCAGCGCGCCAAAGACAGCCGGGTTATTTTCCCTCATGTGTATGAATACATCTATGGCCATCCTGAATGACCAAACAGCGCGATAGTTTCTGTCCAGCACCATGGATGACATTCTATCTTGAACCCAATGGCAAGGTAGATCTATGTTGTATCGGCTCGGCCAATCTCGGTAGTGTGCATGAGCAGTCGCTCAAGCAGATACTGTCAAGCAAAAAGATCATCGAAATCAAACAGAACATGCTGGACAATCGGCCAGTGGCCGGATGCGAAGCCTGCCACAACGATTATGATTCCAGCCTGCAACACAGATTCCTACGGCAGTTTGGAGGACGAGAACATGTAGATTACCAAAATGTGCATGATTTCAAATTGAAGTATCTGGATCTGCGATGGAATAATACATGCAACTATGCCTGCGTGTATTGCAACTCTGACCTCAGCAGTCTGTGGGCCCAGATAGATGGAACCCGACAGATCAAGATCACTGCCTTGAAAACTGACCTCGTTGATTTGGTCATGGATGACCTGCACAATCTCCAAGAGATATATCTCGCAGGGGGTGAGCCGCTGATGCTGAAAGAAAACGTCCTTATCTTGTCTCAGTTGGCCGAGATCAATCCCGCATGCAAGATCATATGCAATACCAATCTCAGCCAGATCGAAAACAATGAAGTGTTTGCCCGAATCAATGATTTTGAGCATGTCCAGTGGATGATCAGCGCTGAAGCAGTTGGTGATCAATATGAATATTTAAGATGGCCGGGCAAGTGGTCGGTATTTGAAAAAAATTTGCATACTCTAGCCGGCATGGATCGCCCCAATCATACCCTAGCGTTCAATCTGGTCTGGTTAAACATCAACGGTCTAGCTATCTGGGACTATATTGATCATCTATTGGAGATAGGACTTGACATCACACCCGTGAGTATATTACCATACAACATGGACGTGTGGTCTGGGCCATGGCATCTCAAACACATGCCACGTGACTTTTTACAGGCAGTAAAAGCAAGAATGAGCGATCCAAAGTATCACAAGATATATACCTATCAACAGAACATGGATTTTATTGACAAGCATATTAATGACCTCGCGCATGAGTCTAACCTGTCCATGATCATGGAGCGTCTTACCTATTTTGATCAGTCCCGCGACCTTGATTCACGCAATATTTTTCCAACTATCTACTCCTATCTCCCCACATGAACCAATCCCAACGCGAAACAATCGACCGCATCGCTCAGTCAGCTACCCGCCAGATCTGGGTGACCTTCCGGAAAGAAGGCATCCACTGCTATCCGGCAGCGGCCACCAATCCCCAGCTGGCCACTGGCGATGAGTACGATGTCTCGTTCCTGGCACATCCGCATCGCCATATTTTCCATTTCCGCGTGTGGATCGATGTGTTCCACAACGATCGAGACATAGAGTTCATACAGTTCAAACGCTGGTTGGAACGTCTCTACAGTTCAGGAACACTAGCCTTGGACTACAAAAGTTGCGAGATGATGGCAGATGACCTATATATACGGATAGCCGAACGCTATCCCGAGCGGGCGGTCCAGATCGAGGTGTCCGAGGACGGTGAGAACGGATGCCTGATCACTTATCACACTCACCGACCACCCATGATCAAAGTCTAGAGGAAGACACATGGCCAAACCCAACATCCGCCACAATCCACGGGTGCAAGCGATCTTCGAAGATCTCGAGCAATACTTGCGTTTCTGCCAGGACTTCGGATATCGATTCAACGAATCCGATCTCTATAACTGGCGATCCTACGCTTACCAGCAGTTCAACAAGCATGTGCAGGGCAAGTTCGCCAAGGACATGTGGTCGATCGACGGCCGTAGGGGGCGATGATGCGTCGACTCTTCTACATGGGCCTGGAGTCCTACGAGGCCCGTTATACCCTACAGCTCACGGAATGGAACCGGCGGGTGTTCGAACGCCGGGGCCTGGACGTGGTCTATGTGCCTGGACTCAATCTCGATCACAGCAAGAAAATATCAGTCGGCCAGGTGCTGGACGCACATGGACGCAGCTACTTCGCCATGAGCCAGATGATGAATCTTGTACGTCTTATGCAACAGGGTGATGTCACTAGCGAAGATGTCGTCTACTTCGAAGACATGTTCCAGCCCGGCATCGAGAGCCTGCCCTACATCATCAACCAAGTGCCTGCCGAGCAGCGGCCCCGTATCTTCGTGCGCTGCCTGGCCCAGGCCATCGACCCCGATGACTTCGTGCATGTGTGGGACATGGCTGGTTGGATGGGCACTTACGAGAGGATGGTCAACCAGATCCCGGGCGTCACGGTGCTGGCCACCAACGAAGAGATGGTGGCGCACATGAGGATTGCGGGCTGGACCGCTCCCATCTACAACATATCAGGCCTGGCCTTCGGCAAAGAGGAAGTGTTGGAGCGTATCGGTGGAGCAGATCAGATCCGACCATTCGATCAACGCGCACGCCGTGTGGGTTTTGCTGCCCGGTTTGATCAGGAAAAACAGCCCGGCTTCTTCATGGATCTGATCGAGATGTATCATCAGCTGACATCCGCCCCCCCTGAGTTCGCTATATATTCTGGCGGGCCTTTGCGGTCTAACAATCCTGACTATGTGACTCGAGCGCGAGACATGGAGAGCCGCGGACTGCTGGCCATATACGAAAACCTAAATAAAAACGATTACTATGCCCTCCTTAATAATAGCCGTGTTTTATTCAATTGCGCACTACAAGACTGGGTCTCCAACACAGTCAGTGAAGCCGATGCTCTTGGCTGTAATGTGTTATATCCTGCTTACCGTAGCTTTCCTGAAACTTTTGCCAATGATCCCAACCGTCTCTACGTTCCTTGGTCTATAGATGATGCCTATCACAAGATGCAGCTACTCTTGAGAGAACCACATCACAACATGGGCCTGATCTCGGACTGGAACGACGGCACGGTCGACAGGATCGTGGACATCATCACAGGCTCTGGCGAGCAGTGGAACAGGGCGGGCAATCGCTACAGAGATCATGTGGCGCATGAAAAATATCAAGTGGTCAAGATAGAGGCATGACATGGCAAAAATGATCTTGGTGACGGGCGCCAGTGGCTACATCGGTGGGCAGACCATGCTCAACCTCAAGGACACAGGACATGTGGTGATTGGCGTTGATACGGTAGCTCCTCCCGATCACTTGCGTGGCGTGCCCGATAGATTCTATCAGGAGGACTTCGCCAAGAATCGCGGACTGCAGCTCTTGGACGAGTTCGCGCCCTGGGCCATCGTGCACTGCGCCGGTTCCAGCCTAGTGGGTCCCAGCCTGGGACGTCCTGCCGATTACTACCACAACAACTTCGTCAAGACCAAGGCCATGCTGGACAGGATCGTGGATCACAAGATCAACACCCGCGTGATCTTTAGTTCATCGGCTGCCTGCTATGGCGAACCTGTCATGGTGCCTTGTGCGGAAGTGGATCCCTGTGCGCCCATCAGCCCCTATGGCGAGAGCAAGCTCATGATCGAATGGATGCTAGCGAGCTACAACCGGGCATACAATCTCAACTACATGGCCTTCCGCTACTTCAATGCCTGCGGCGCAGATAGTGCGGCCCGTCACGGTCAAAGATCGGGAGCCACGCACATCATAGCCCGTGTGCTGGAGAGCATACGCGATGATCGCGAGTTCGTGCTCAACGGTGATGACTATCCCACTGAGGATGGTACCTGCATACGCGACTATGTGCATGTGCAGGACATAGCAGATGCGCACATCCAGGCCATCGATCGAGACTTGCCAGCAGGTGTGTACAATCTCGGCACCAAACAAGGTGCAAGCAATCGAGAGATCATCCAGTTGGCTGAAAAGATCACTGGTCGCACAGTCAAGACCACAGTGGGTCCCAGGCGCGCAGGCGATCCGGCTGTGCTCACAGCATCAGCAGATTGTTGGTCCAAAGTGGCTGAATGGCAGCCCAGGTGGACCATCACCGACATGATCACACATGCCTGGCAGTGGTATCGTAGATGACCTGGTGCCTGGGTCGCATACCAGTAGGCTGGACACTAGATGAGATAGACAGTCTAGATTGGGTGAAAGAGGATTTCAACGATCCGGTCATGACTGACCGTTGGTTGTCTGTGTATGGACCTATAGCCCGCACAGGATACCAAGCAGACTATCGATCTCGACAGCTGGCCTGCAATGACGTTATAGTGGCCGATCTTGCTGCAGCGGGACTCGCACTCACGCGCACCGGGCTCAGCTACTACAAAATGATGCCGGGCGATATCTTGCCCTACCACGGCGATACCTACGCGCGCTATCGCGATCATCACGGTGTGGCCATAG